CTAAGCCTTTAGTTAAAACAGATGGTACGTTGTCTCCGGCTTCCACGAAGTTCTCAATGATGCTTCTTAATTCATTGATAATGAGAGATGCTAATGTAAACCATCCAACATAAGTTGTGATAGTCAAATCGATGTTAATTGTCTGTCCAATTTCAATGAAGATTGCTGATGCAAGGAATGCTACTAGCACCATTAACCAGTACCCCAACTTTTTCCATACACCACGCACTCCTTTTGCTGAATTTTCTTTGCCTGTTAATCTAGACTTTCTAATTCCTGTGATGTAGTCAATGATGTTTAATGTCAAAAAGCCTACGAATAAAAACCAATGTGTGCCTAATGCAGCAGTCAATACCGCTACAACAGTGCCTCCGATTGCGTTAATAGTATCCATATACTTCAATGATGTGTCGTATAATTTCATTTTATTACCTCTTTATTTACATATTTTCTGCAATGATCCATGCATCTAACTGTATCTGCGTGATGTTCGAATAACTCTGATAATTGTTGTGCGCAGAGTTACACTGCTTGATCTGCATATATAGCTCATTGCTGTTGCTTACATTGAATTTGACAGGAACGTCGAAGAATCCACCGTTAGCCTGTATGATTGCATTGGCATCCGTATACCCCATATTAGGGGCTCGCCAAGGAAATGCGTTAGTACGAACAGGAGTGTATAATTTAAACCCACTAGCTCCGTTAGAATTAAGATGCTTGACCGATAAGTCAAATATAATACGATATATGTTTATGTCACCTAAACACTGTCCGTACATTGTTCCTGTAAATGTGCCACCATTTAAACCTACACTCAATTGTCTCTTATCAATTGCACTGCTGCCTGTGCCTAGAATATATCCTTTTAGATATTCCGCAATGCACTCTAATCCCCACTCGTTTGGATGAATCCCATCTGAACTCATCATGTTTTCGAATGATAAGATATTCTCGGCTCCTGGTACTACCACAAAAGGTTGGTTTTTATAGCACGCTTTTGCAGTGTATGCAGGCATCAATTTATATCTTAATGCAAATTGGTTATTTCTGTTTTTAAATGCAACACCAAAAGGTGCGAAGTGAACGATTGCATTTGGATAAGTACTCTGTACATAAGATATCAATGTATCGATATTAGATTTGACAGTACTTACTTGATCACCATATGCCAATTCATTGTATCCTCCACCAATCAGCACATCTGTTACCATCTTTTTATTGCTCACCTGAACACCTTTAAGAAGAGTCAGATAGTTATTGGATGGATTAGAAAAGGATGCACCACCTTTATGATTGATATAGATGTTGTCTGCAGAGAAGTGGCAATTCACTAACTTATTCTTAAGTCTGTCGCACCACCCCGTATAACTTCCGTCAGGTGTATATCCGTCTCCGTAGCTATCACCAATAAAAATCAGTTTTCTTTTGCTTCTGTCTTCTAGATTCATCTTAGTTCCTACTACTCTCTTTCCGTCACTTGAATATGCGATTAAACCCTCATCTAGATTGTCGCTCGTGACCGTACTATCCGATATATCAATCAAGGTTTTACCGTCATATATGACTTTATTAATGCTCATATAACCACTCCTATGCGATTGTTACTGTAGTTCCGCCGGCAGAGTTCTCACTTTCTGCGTATGGAATCGGATTAACAGTAACCTGCGACAAATAGTTATATCCTGAATCAGGCATGATTGTCTGTGTAGCGGTGCTTGGTGTCACTGTCTTCTGCTGAGGTTTCGCACCTTCAGTGCCTGACATGGTACCTCTGACACCTAAAATAGTAATTCCATCACGAATATTCTTAGGAATAAGTTTAGCCTGTTCAGCAGCTGCAATCTGAACATTACCTGAGCCATCGTGAAAACCCTGTGGAATCGTGTATACCTGTTCCTTGGTTGCGATACTTCCTTCAACAGAACCATTGTTCTTCATAGTACCTGTTAATTTAGCGCCTCTAGCGTATGCAGTCTTTCCAGTAAGGATCTCAGCAACTGCAACAGTCGCATCACTTGAATCCACATCGAATGAACAAGTACCTGTGACTGTGGCACCTGTCTTATCATGAAATGTCATGTCTTTTAATACTTTATCTGCTGTCGCAGTATCACCTGTCAAGTCGATTAATGTTTTGCCTCCATAGACAACCTTATTTATATGTTTAGTTTCTGCCATGTTTATAATTCCTTTCCTATGTATACTGTATTTCCCCCTTCTTCGTTGCTAGTTTCAAAGAAAGGGATTTTTTTAACTATTAAATCTTTATTGAGAAATTTATTTTTTGTCTTAATCTGCTGTTCGATATCTTTAGGCGTCACTGTGTAATCACCAGTGTAGATATCAGCATTATTCATGCCCTGATAATTTTTTATATCAAGTCTGAACTCTTCAGAACATATCTTCATATCAGTATGAAAAGACATGTCTTTTGACTTGAACTCTAGTTTAAGTCGCACATCAGATCACTCCATCTTTTAATATTCTTTCAACATATGTAGTGATGATATTAGATGCAATCGCTTCTCCACCAACAGTAATCGCACGCAGCTGAATCTCAGCCCGATGTTTTTCTTTAAGTTTCAGAGTATCTTCCTGTGACAGATGCACTTCTATCGTGTCACCGCTTAGATGACTGCATTCTATCTGTTTATCAAAAACAATTATATTGTCTTGCATGATAGTGAAGTAGGCATACTGGAGAGTATTCACTTCAAACGGAAGTGTACATATTAATGTGGCTGTAGTACCTCTAATCATAAATGTACCTCCTATGCATATGAATAAATAAACGTTCCACAAATATACCCTTGGCTAACTGTTCCATGCATTGCTGTTAATGTCCAATGATTCTTCGTCATATCATTTGTTGATGGATAAAATCTTAACGTTAAATCGGAACTCTGCGTCTGTACAGGAATGAATACGTTTTTGCCTGGAGATTTGCTAAGTGGGAAACCTTCCCACATGTAGCCCATCGTATTATTTACGATAGGCGCTGTTATATTTCCATCCCAGTTCAATTCGACAAGCTTTAACCCTTCATTGTATCTATATCTTAGTTCAACTTTACAAGCGTTTCTTCCACATGACACCCAATTACTCCATATATTTTTGGAAACAGTTTCTGTCAATTCCCTAATACTCATATATTCCTGACATTTGCGCTCCACAGATGTGATATTTAAGCCGTTTAGATGCACGGCATATAGGACTAGATCACGTGTGCCAGTACCGCTGTATATGTCGGTCTGATTGTATGATGGTTCTGCTCCTCCTGCCGACCCTTTAATGACTGTAAGAGTATGTGTCTCATTTGTGCCTGTTGTATTAAATCTAGCAACAATGAGGTCTGTTCTTTTAACACCACTTGAACCATTTTCGATTCTGACTGTTTCACTTCCAACGATTCGCATAAATCTTCCGTAATTGCACAGGATCCCGTCATTTATCTTGATTTCATTATTAGAAACAATCTCTGCCGTCATTCTACTTCCTGCATGTAGAATACCCTGATAATCATATAACGCTAAATACATATATCCATGCAGCTCAGCACTGACTTCTGCATCTGTTATATTAATATTCTTGATCACTTTGCATCACCTACCTTATAAGAAATTGAAATATCACCATCACTAATCTTGATTATTTTTTGAGTGATAGGCTCTTTAAATGATATACCTGTAATATTTTCCTTTGCTCCAACAATGTCAAAAAGTTCTGCATTATCAGCATCAAAAGAGATTTCCAGCGTATCGCTCTCATTCGCTTCTGCTACTTTCTCAATTGCATTCTTGGTTAATTCATCACGACTTTCAACATTCACATCCTCGTGTTTATATGTCTTTCTGTCTAATCCTGTATATACCTGATTGGATTCGGACCACGAGCCATCATCCTGAAGATATAGATTAACTCTTAATCTATTCAATAACTCACCTTTTCCCAGACACAAGATGTGATTATATGGTTTAGATTCTGTCTTGACTGTCATATCTATCTGATAGTCATTGTCATACTGCAGCGTGTCACTTAAATCATTGATTTTTTCAGCATAAAGATGAACTTTCCCATCTGTATGATGTCTAATGCATAACCTCGCATTACTAGTGCCTAACGCTTTCTCTAAGGCTTGTAAAAGATTTATATCTCTTACATCATATTTAACGTTGATATTGCTAGCGCCTATATTGTCAACCACAAAGAGACCGCCAAATCTGTCACCAATCAACACATTGATACATGTGTTAGCTTCACCATTTAAAGTTAAATATGCACTTCCTGCTGGTGGTTGTACATATTCCTTTTCTAGCAGTCCTCGAAATGTAGGACCTATCAAAGTGATAGTGTTATCTGACGTATTAATCTTCAATCTCTGGATTACTCCACCAATTTCAGTGTTCTCCTTATAGAAAAGAGACCCCACAGTAAACAAAGGGTCTCTATCTTCTAGTGATAGTGTTAACTCAAAATCATTCTTTGATACATCATACTCCCCGATTTCAATATCTGCATCAATATGAGTGAAATATCCTAATTCGTTATAGTTAGCATCTGTATAGATGTATTCTAAGCCCATTTAGGCTCACCCCTTCGCTCAATCAATACTATATCAACCTTCTCGACGCCTACAGTCGTTATATCAAAAGCCCCTTGAGGTATCTTCCTGAAAGTATCATAGTTCTTATTTCTAGAATTGAATATATTGGACCGCACTCCATTAGAAGAATATTTTGTGATAGTCTTCTTGAATGTGTCGATCTCTGCATATTCTTCATTATTTAAAGTCACGTATAACTGATAAGTGTTGTCACTGATATTAATAATAGGGTTCGTACATCTTCCATAGATTCGCATAATCATGTCCGTATCAGTAAATGATTCATTTACAACATTTACTGTTTTTGGGACTGAATACGTAAAAGGATACGTGAAAGGATATTTAGTGACTGTTCTCGAACTGCTGGAAGTGAAGTCAGCTGTATATGTTGTCTCCTTAATCCAATAAGAGTCATCTGTAGTGATTTCAACACTTAAATATAAGAGTCTCTTATCAATTAGATATTTGCTTTTAGTGGATTTGATTGCATAGCAATAATATTTATAACCATTTATTTCAAAATATCCTTTCTCTTTTTTGAGGATGTCTATTTCAAAATGCTCATAAAATTGGTTTTTAATCTCATTAGCTTTCTGCTGATCGGCAACCAAAAACACAAAAGGAATCGTCTTTTTGACAATTCCTTTATAAAATCCGGTGATTCTATTGTTATTGGATTTCACAATCCACTCAAAATTTCTCAAGTCATTGTAATTCACAAAGATGCCAAGAGAAGTAAAGTCTAGTGTCTCATTATTCGAATTAATATGTGTAATTCTGTCAAGCATATTTTCTCACTATCCTTCCTACCTCTCGGCCGTCTAATATAACAGCAAAAGAGCCGTCATTTAGCGCTTTTACAATGATATCGTGCATTCTATCTTCATCAGACAATAAAGCGATTATTCTGTGTAACGCTTCTAGGATTTCATCAGCCCTGTTGTTAGATGCCTGATTAATCATCTTCATCAATGTATCTCTACCAGCCACAACCTCAGCGCCTGCTTCTCCGGCACCTAGCATCTGACCGTTTGACATTCCGAAAATTGTTGGGGCGTCCAAAATCATTGGATTGTCCATCGCCTGTGCATACCATTTAATACCCAACGATGGGATTTTGCCTTTTAATAGGTCACCCACATTCCAGCCGTTAGGTTTGATATTAAAATGAGGTAGCGGAATATGCGGCCATGAGATCCTAAAATTAAAGAACCCTTTAATTTTATTGATGATGGCTCTCACAAAATTAGCTGCGGCACTCATTGGTGACATGATAGCGTTCTTTATGCCGTTCCAAACACTTGAGGCATGCGACTTAATGAAGTTAAAGCCTACTCTAACACCATTCTGCAACTCTCCTATAATCGCTAAAACTTTAGTCTTAGCACCGAAAATAGGACTTTCAATAACTTTCTTTATGTTATTAAAGATATTTGAAACACTGTTCTTTAAACTTTCAAAAAGGTTTTTCGCTGTACTAGTAAGAGATCCTCCCATACTAGTAATACCGTTCTTGATTCCATTAATAAGCCCTTTTCCTAAGTTCCACCAATTTATTGCATTCCATACCGCAAAAATCGCATAAATAATTTTAGGAATATTTGCAATCAATGAAGGAATAGACATTACAAGACCTTTAATGATTTCAGCAATGATTTTAACTCCCCATGCAAAAATAGTCTGTGCACTGTTAGAGAATGCATCTGCTAGATTTGCTATGATAGTAGGCACTTTAGATATTAAAGTAGGGAGTGCTGACATTAATCCTTGTACTAGATAAAAGATTAATTTCATTCCCATGCCCACAAGCACTGGAAGATAAGTCAATACTGCTTGAGAGAATTGGAGTAACATGTCCAATCCTTTAGATATTAAAGTAGGCATATTGCTAGAGATTGACTGACCTATTTTATCAATCATACCAGAACCGATCAGACTAGATAATTGACTGAAAATAGGAGCGATAACACCAGGCAACGCACCAACTAGACCGGCCACTAAATTAATAGCTGCAAGGATTAAAGAAGGCGCTAAATCAATGATCATATTCATTAGCTGCGGTGTTATCTGTATTAATGCATTAGGAAGTGCATTAAATACTTCCTTGATTTTTGGAGTCACATTTTTGGCAAGAATTCCCAAACTCTTAGCAAATTCACTAATAAGCGGTCCAACTGCCTGTTTAGGGTCTGCTAGACCTGTTAAAAGGTTATCCCATGACGCTTTAGTCATCTTCATAGCGCCGTCGATAGTTTTCATCGCTTCTTTGGCTGTTGTACCTGTAATGCCTAGATTCTTCTGTATTTCATGGATGGCATTATAAACATCACTTAGATTATTGATATCGTAGTGTATTCCTGTCAGTTTTTCAGCGTCCTGTAAAAGTCGCTCCATCTCTGATTTCGTGCCGCTATAGCCAAGTTTAAGGTTATCGAGCATTGTGTAGTTCTGTTTAGAGAACCCCTGATAAGCGTTTTGGATATCTTCCATATTGGTGCCCATCTTATTCGCATTATCAGCCATATCAATAACAGTTTGATTAGCGACTTTAGCCGCTTCTGTTTCATTTGCGGTTGATTGCTTTAATGCAGCAGCGAAAGAAGTAATAGTGTTCATATAATCATTCGCACTCATTCCAGCCGTCTTATATGCTACTTTTGCATTATTCATGACTTCTGTCTGCGCCTGTATTAACTGATCATATTTTCCTCTTGCTTGTTCAACTGTCTGCCCGATACTCTGCGCATACTTTTTTAGGCTCAGACCTTGAGCACCGAATAAGGTTTCGACACCACCGGCTAACTGCTCATATTCAGCATAATGCTGTATGACAAACTTCGTAATAGTGCCTATAGCCGTTGCAGCTGCAGTTGCTCCAATTATTGCAGCCTTGCCGACTTTAGAAGCAATCTCACCTGTCTTGTTTACAGCTTTTTCAATCTTGCTAGATTCTTCTTTTGCTGTATTAGCAGTGTCTTTTATACCTTTTTTTGTTTCTTCAACTCCTTTTAATCCGATAGATCCAAAGAGTTTAAATAATTCTAACATTTATTTCCCCCTCTCTTTTTCTTAAAGATTAGGATTGAAACTGTTAAGAATTTCATAGGAGTCATTTATAGTTGTTTCCATCTCTTCATCTGTCATTGTTTCAGATGTTTCAATTCCTGTGTTTTTCTTCCATTTAGTCATCATTTCATTCTTAAAGTCAGCGTATGACTTATCATATACTTTTGATTTCCAGATGTCGTATAACTTCTCGTCTGACACATTGTCAGCAAGTTCAGAAATGAACTCTGAAAAATTAGAAAAAGAGATCATGTTATCAATCAGTTCCATGGGGTTGGAATACCTCTTGTAAACCAAATCCATGAAGCCGACTTCTCCTATTTCAGCAATCCAGAAACAACCTTGTAAAAATCTTTGAATTCATCTTTTTGAAAGATTTCAATAATCATCTGTGCAAGTTCTGCAAGTGATAAGCATTCAACCTGCTTTCTATTTAGATTACTTACAGCTGACAAGAATTCAAAAACCTCATTTTCACATTTTCCAATGTTTTCAAAAATAACTGCGCAGCAAGAAAGAATGATATTGAAACCAACTTTTTCAGTTAGTTCCTCTTTTGATAGTCCTTCCTTGTTTTCTGCTAGTTTAGCAATCTCATTCGCATTAAAGCATTTCTTGAATTCCATAATGCCAAACTTATTAATTAGTTTAATGATTAAAAATGCATCTGTCGCTTTTAATTTTCTTAATTCATATTCCATAAATAACTCCTTTCAATCCTTAATTTAGTTATGCAGCTGCGGCACTAGGGTAATAGATGTGATAAGGTAGTACATTCTTATCAGCCTGTTCCAACTCCGCATAACACTCAAATTCTGCTTCAGGTACTACCATCTTTTTATTTTCACCTTCAATAGAAAAACCTGATGTGCATAGTGCCTTATCAAAAATAACGATGATTGGAGTTCCATCAATCTTCTTTCCGACATATGCTAGATTTTCGTAATAGTCACCTGTTTCAATCTGTGGCTTAGATACTAATTCTGTATATCCTGTTACCGTACTGCTCTCCACTTCTTTAGCAAAGATAGACTTTTTAATAAAGTCAGGAGTAATTTCTGCCAGTTTAAATTTCATCTTGGCGCTTTCTCCGACTTTTAGAGTGCCACCAACGAATTTGACTGTTGCTCCATCAATATCTAAGTCTAATAATTCAGGAGAAAAACTTACTGAACCACCGCCTGACGTTGCGCAAAATAATGATTCTACAAAGTTCCATTTACTGCCTTCGTATTTCAAGCCCTTGTGAATAGTTCCAGCACCTAACATAATGTTTTCAGGCGTTTTGGCTGTAATTCCACTTGAAGGAATGGTTTCATTCGCCATATATTTATACCTCCCATTCTTGGATTGTTAAATTAATCTGTATTTTCTGCAATTCTATATCGTCTACACGAATCGGCATTGAATAGTCAAAATATACTGCTATGCCTGTTCCGTTTGATAAAATGGCTCTCTTATCTTTGAGGGCCTTTTTAATAATTTCCTTTTGCTTTTCTAATTCTAGATAACTGCCTCTTGTTACACCTGTGAGAATAAAAGGGGTTTCCTGGTAATTGGTTTCTGCACTGTATTCAGTTTCGATATATTCCCCAACCCAATAAGGGTATTCAACTCTATCAGTCTTGTAATAGAGAAAGTGATAGTTAATAAGTGGCTTTAATGCATCGGAAATAAAATTCAAGCCTTCTGGTGTCATTCTCCAATGCCTCCAAAGATTTCCTCAGCTCTTGCTTGAATCTTTTTCTTAGATGTGTTTTTAGCCTTTTCAAGTGCTCTAGATGGTGCTTTCCCTGTAGTAGTAACCCATCCATATTTAGGGTGCTTATACTTCCACTTGGTTTTGCGACCATTACCTTTAAGAGCGTACTCACCTGTGCCGAACTCTTCCCATATAGCATTTTCTTCTGCTGATCCAACAATCCCAATCATGTTGTCAGCATCTACCACGTGCTCCCACGAGTTTTTTAACTGACCAGTGTCCACTCTGGTGTTTCTCTTGACTTGTGACTCAAGTTCTCCACTTGCTTCTTCCAAAAACTTTAAAGCTGCGCTCTCAATTTCGTCGATTATAAACATTGAGTTATCTTCAAATTGTATTTTGCTCATTCTGTGCACCTTTGTATCGTAAATAGATTTCTAAATGTTGATGCATTCCCATCGGATCATCAATCAAAGTCACATCATAGACTTCATCATTTACAATCAACCTTGAGTTATCAGCACTATAGCCTTTCAAGTCCTTATAATCACAGATGAAAATGTGGGTTGACTCCTGTACCTTTGCGTTAAAGTTAGTGTAATGACTGTCACCACTTGACAAGTCTAAGAAACCAAACAAAGAGATTGATTCCGCATAATCTTCAATAGGCTCACCAATCTCGTTGAAAGAATATATGCATTTTTGAAGAACTGCTGTAATATTTCCACCTATCATATTAGAACCTTGCTTTCATATAAGGTTTTAAAAAGCCCGTGAGCGACTTTGGATAGCCTAAAGAAGAATTATCCCCATCCATGTTAAAGTAGGTCACAGAGTGTCTAGAAATTGTTTCTGACTGTACTCCGACCTTGCTTCTATTCTCTTTGTCCCATTTCATGAGGTTGATAACACCCATTTTAATGTCAGCAGGATATTCTACTTTAGTACATAAGACACGAACCTCATTATTGACAGGCTTGTCAACCACAAAGTCATGCTCATTTGCTTCTGTCACAGTATATAAAGCATCATTAAAAGATGAATTAGATACCTGTACAGTGTCACCAACCTTAAAAAATTGAGGACCAGTAAAAGAAAAACGACCGTCTGAAATATTGGCGGTCGTTCTAAAATTGCGCATTTGGAAATTATTATTAGTGTATTTTCTAATCATCAATTCTAAGGCTTCTAATTTCATTTTGATGATTTCGTCTGAGTCATCTGTATCATTCAAAAGCCTGAACTCTTCAATTGTCATGATCATAGAAAATCACCTCTTTTCTTATTTTTTAAATTTAGCAAGTAAAACCTTTGCTTCATTTGTTACTGCAACTCCATAATATTTAGTAGCAGTAATGTCGTGCTTCTGCTTTTTTGGTAACCATTCATGATCTACCTGAGTATCTTTCTTTAAGAAAATTGTTAATGCTGGTAGCTCTTCTTCTGTGTATTCAGTTTCTGCTGAATCAGGTTCCATTTTTAATAAAAGATCTAAATAATACTTATCTTTTTCGGCGAGTGCATTTACTTTATCACCGATTTTTAAAACATCCTTACATCCTTTCTGTACAGTCTTTAAATGCTTAGCAGTTGTAGACTCTGATGTTTCATCTTCCACAATAGTAATTGTTCCCTCATCAGCCTTTTCGTACTCAATATATTTAATCTTTTTAGACTTCTTGACCCAGCAATCTCCAATTTTTCCGACAGCACCTTTTACTAACACAGACTGTCCAAATTTATCTGCTGACTTAAAATCTTCGTCTTTCATTAAAGTTGAATGCTGTAAAGGATGAATAAATAATACTTTTTCAATACCGTCTTCTTCATCTTCGAAGATGGCGTCCGCATCTACAATGCCATTGTATGAGATAGCCGATAATGTTGCAGGATTATAGATATTCTTAGTGGTATACCCTGCATCAACTAAGTCATTATCAACTTTGCCCATGATTGCTTTCGCTAACTGTGTTTCAGCCTGTCCAATCGGATTGCCTAGCCCTGAATTAATGACAGTCTGTAAAATTCCGACTGATTTAGCAGCACATTTAATTGTGAATGTATTGCTAATGGCTGATAAATTTGTTGTCTTGATTTCGCTATCTTTTTTTGATGCTTCTTCAACATCAAAGTCTTCTGCGTCTCCAATATACTTCCATGATGGAACTGTCTTAGTGTCGCCTGCTGTGCCTTCTAAAGTAGTGTCAACTTTTGCATAAGGTGTTAATTTAGCTAATGCATCAATTTTTGCTTCAATCATATCTCCCATAACTTGAGGATTGATTACATTTTTCATTGTTGTAACTGTTGGCATATTTTTTATCTCCTTTTACTTTTTTATTTCTTGTTCATTGCTTCTTGATATGCTTCAGGTTCTTCGTTGAAGACTTTCAATCTTTCAGAGTAAGGCATTTTTAAAATGTCTTTTCTAGTATATGAACCGTCATTTTTTCCGTGATCTAACTGTCCATTGCCAACTCTCTGATAACCATCTCCATTATCATCTGAAGCATTTTCAAACATATTTGGGAACTGTGTCTTTAATGCTGATACAGTATTTTCCCAACCTTTGATATTTTCATTTTCATCAAGTTCTAAGCTTTCGCCCTTTTCTTTCAATTTTTCATTTAATTTATAAGTTAAATAATCAACATCAACTGCCTTTTCAGACATTAAAGCAACTTTTACTGCGCTCTTTAATTTTGCTTCTTCTAACTGTTCCTTCAGTTTTTCAACAGTCGTTTCATATTCACCAATTTTAGTTTGCATTGCTTTATCATTTTTGCCTGTTTTTTTGAGTTCTTCGATAAGATTATTAGCATTTAATAATTCTGTCCCTCTTGAATCAAATTCTTTTTGTAGTGCATCATATTTACCTTTTCCAACGTACTCACCGCTTGCAAGATTCCCAATTTTGACTTGTTTATCTTTGTTGGCTTCATTACCGTTATATTCATTAATTGCTTTGAAAACCTGTTCAAAAAGTGTTTCACCTAAAATCTCTTTTAAAAAATCCATATCATTACTCCTATTACTTACTCTGTTTTTATATCTGGTGTCTGCCAGTGTAAGTTTGCCTTTTTAACATCATGCTGGATGAATTTTATAAACCTTTTAAATGCCGTGTTCAGGGCAAAATAAAAAGAGCCTACGTCTAGCCTCTGTTTCTATTTCTGTTTAATACATTGTTTTTATTCTTGTATTGCGGTGGATCATGAGAAAGTTCTACTGTTTCATAGAACTCATGACCGCATATCATGCACTCATAGTGCGTTTTTCTGATTGCACACCCTCTGTTTTTATCGAAGTATCTTCTTGATTCTACTTCAAAATAACAGTGTCTGTGCGGTCGCAGTCCTTCAGACATTAAATACCTCCTTTCAGGGTAAAATAAAAACGGTTCTGAGGAACCGTTTAAATAAATTCTACTTTCTAAACATTAATAGTATTTCTTCAGTTGGCTGTTCCAAATTATGCTCTTGTAAATACTTTGTTAAGCCACGTAAATCATACGATGAAAATTCTGTACTACATTTTTCACCATCTTCTAGATCCCCGACATATATACCTTCGAATCCATCTTCTTCTGTCGGGTCTGGTATTGGTTCAAATTTACTTTTCATCATTCATCCCTCCAATTACATTTTGCTAATAACTCTTTTGCTACTGCGGTATCTAAATAAAATTCATAACCACCTAAATATCTTGCGCCTAATTTACCGATATAATAATTTAACAATTGACTATTAGCAGCTTTGGCTTGAACATAACCGTCATAGCCCTCATCAAATGAAATCTTTGCCGCAATGGCAAACAAATGTGCACCAATTCCTTTGTACTCTTTATTCTTTGTTAAATGGCCATTGCTTTTGGGATTAGCAACTATCCAATGAATCTCTATAGTGTACTTATCAGGTGCAGCCTTATATGCTATAAGGCCTTGTATTTCCTCGTTGCCTTCTGCGAATATAGCTTTTATGGTCTGATCATGTGGAACCTTAGACCAATTAATAAACCATCCGCTCGACTTATTATATCCTTTTAATTCGCTTCTTTTCATTTCTTTCACTACTCTGCCTGTTTTGCGTTCAATAAGGCAAGGCGCGAACCCATCTATTTCTATGTCTATATTACCATCATCATTTGAGCTTTTCAATCTGTTCGATGTCATCAAGTATTTTTCTCTAAAGTCTCGAAAATCATCGCTCTTATCAAGCCCATAATACTCGGCTCTTTCTTTCAGTGTCTTGAGTTCATCAGCATCTAAAGCCCATCTAGCACGTTGAAGGAGTGCACATCTGCAGTTTACATCCTGTGAAGCAATTCCAAAGCCTCCAGGATACATAACTTCTATATCATCAACCACAAAAGGCTCGTCTATTTCTGCAAGTTTACCATCAAGAAGCCTGTGCATTGGTCTAGTTCTTCCATCTAGTGTAGCATCCCACTGCTTAACCACTTCGCATCCTTTGGCTTTTGCTGCATGCTGTGCGTCATTGGCACTAAGAACCTGGATTCTATGTCCTTCTGTTCTAGCAATCCTCATTGCCTTATTAAAACCAATATTAGACGCTCCATCTATGTTTCTAGCAATATGCGCATATGATGAAGATGTGGCTATGCCCCTTGAGATATGCTTTGCAATCTGCTTTTTGAGAATACCCACATCAATACCCATTCTAGTATATAGCGGTACGCTCAATTTAGTATTTAACGTCATAGCCCTTGTGACTTGCTTCTCATTGATAGGAGTAATTAGCGGTATGCCTTGGCCCTGGATATCGTACATTGTTCCAACATATCCTGTGTAATAGGAATCTGTTAGATATCTTGTAATACTGTCATAAGAATCAGCGTTTAAATTCCCAATCAGTTCATCTAACTGCTTTTTGAGATTTTCTTGAAACTTCTTCTGATATATCTGAGATTTAAGCAATGATTTTTGCTTTTCATCTAACTCATCATAGGCAGAAAGAAGTAAGTTAATCTTACCATTTGAAATTCTTATTTTCTGTTCTACTTCTTTAGCTGCATCTTCATATATCTTTTTTAATTCCTTCAGAAGTTTCTTCTCTTCTCGCAGTTTGGCTTTTTCAACTTCTAGCTGTCTCTTATTCATCTGGCACCGTCTTGTTTAACGTATCAGTCACATCATCTACTTGCTCATACGCTTCTTTTGGTTTTGGAAGTTTATCTTTGATTTCTTCGTAATCAATGTCCAAATAAGCGCATATTTCTTTAATGATTGTTTCACTAGGGAGATAGTCAAAAAGAGTGATCATGTTGTTAACAAAAGTCTCCTTAGCTTGTGCTTCAATCAATTTAGTTTGTGCTAGTTCCTGCTCATTAGACATAATCTTATGAATAAACTTAAAGTATACCTGTTTAGATTGATAATCTGTTCCTTCACGTTCGTTGATATCTTTTAAAACTGCTTTGAGGATTTTTCGCATAAACTGCTTTAATTTAATTTCTAGCTTGGAGCATTTTAAATCTAGCAATGAATAAAGAGCCTTAATTGCTATATTCGTGGTTGCGTTCGTGTCTTTTAATCCAGACGAGTTCAGCCCCATACCAAACCTATAGATATTCTTTTCATCAAGATCCAATTTTGCCTGTCTTGCTTGGAAAGGAATATCAATAGTCTTGATTTCAACGTTTCCACCCTCACCAACACCAATCATTTTTTTAGTTTTTATATTCTGCTGCAGTTCTTCCAGGTTATCCCCTTCAAAACCGCTGACAGCATATAAAGGATGGTCGAAATCAATTAAATTGTTAGAAAGGCTGGATGCCATCAAATCATAATCATCTATCAAGTCTTTAATGATATAAAGACCGCTTCTTTGGTCTTCATTATTATCTAACCTGAAGAATGGAATGTATCCAAAACTTTTTCCATAGATATTGTTATCACTCTTCTTTTTATAGAGTGCGTGGTATCTTGGATTGATAGACTCTCCAGGATCTAAAATGATTTTCCCATCATCTTCCTGAATGTAATATGTTACATCATTAGCACTCCATACTTGAATTTTCTTTATTTTCTTATCTTCTTTAACAATCTTATCAATGTACCAATAGATAACATATGAACATCCATCATCTGTATCTTTATCTCTTACTTCTACAACTCCCAATGAATCAGCACACATGAAAGATAATTCATCATCTTCGTTCCTGTATGCGTACATGTATTCGAACCCTTTTGAAACACATCCTGTCAGAAGCTTGTGTATTTCAGCAATGAAATTCTCGTTATAGTTGAAACAATCATCTAATTTGTTCTGGAGTTCGGGGTCATCAGATTTAACAAAGCCCTCGTCATTAGATAACATATACTGTACTTCTTGATCTACTAATTCATGAAAGAATGTATGTGCTATTTTTGTGTTGCTTCTTGTGGTATCCTCGACAAGGTTTCCGTCTGAATCATAATAAAACATTCTGTAATGTTTAATATCATGATTTGCTTTATAGTAATCTCTTCCTTTTCTTGCATACCTTTTAATCTTTGAACCCTTGTCCAAATTTATAAAAAAATTAATTTCTTCAGTTGTCAGCATGCACTCACCCCTTTCTTTAGATTAGCCAATCTGGTTTAGTAATGTATCTTTCTAATGCATATCGCATTGCATCCATCAGATGGTTAAAGTCATCAATAGGAACATTTAAACGTGTTCCAAATTTATCAGTATCCCACGTGTAATTGGATATTTCAGTAATGAAATTCACACAGCGAGGATGAATAATGATTTCTAAATCCTGTATCCATTGAATGCCGTTATTGATACTGTCTTTTCCTTTCTTGGCGCCTTCAATACGTTTTAAGCCATACCCTTTCAATTCTGCTATAGACTTAGGTTCTGCAGAGTCTGCAGTTATCTTTTCTTTTCTGTATCCTAAATCTATTATCCTGTCGGCTATCGCTCTGTTTGTGAGACCTTTTTCGTAGAATTCATCATATACATATAACTTTTTATTTTCTAAGTCTAAAAAAGCCAAGAAAAAAGCCGTTGGGTCATTTGTGTAACCAAAGTCTAACCCTACAGCCATTTTCAATTTATCTTTAATTATTCCAACCTTGCCATCGCGTGCCTCTCTTGCAGTGATCATAGTGAAATCTTCTTCTCTCCAATTCTCATAAATAAGACCTTCAACAATACCCCAATTTCCTAATCCTGCCACTTGATAACGACGAGGATTGTTAACTTTCATTCTTTCAAATAAACGCTTATCAGAAGCATCAAGCCACTCGTTGCATAAATAATTAGTAGTCAATGCTAGTATGTCATCATCTTTAGTATCAAAAAACCTTTTCTTTAGCCAATGACGCTCATTCCATGGGTTAAAAGTAATTGTTATCTGCTTAAAGAGTGGTGCTGGAGTTGCACCTCTTATTGATTCGTCCAAAGTGTCGAAATCGGTCTCTTTCATTACTTCGTACGCTTCTTCAATCCACATCCAGCATAAATAACCTTTGTCAACTGCTATAGATGTAATCTTAAAAGCATCGTCAAGACCACGAAAATAGATTTTCTGTCCTGTGGGCATGTACGTAGCCTCTAGAGGAGACAAAGTGAAATTCCAATACTTATCAACTCCAAGCCTGTGACATGCCCATTTTAGGTCCGCATAGCAAGAGTCTTTTAATGTCCTTCCTACTTTTCTAATTACTAATAGATTGGAATCAGGATATTTCATCAGGTTATATATGTACCATAAAGCAGTGGTTTTTGATTTCTTAGAACCTCGCGACCCTTTACAGACTCTATATCTGCCTTTATAATGCCAAAAATCCTTGTACCCTTTTCCGATTATGTCAGGAAGATATAAGCCATTTAATTCATTATTCAAGGTCATCCTCTCCATAGAAGACGACAGGAACGCTCATTTCAACATTCATGTTATTATCCGGCTTTTGTCCGATGGTATCACGTACATATTCAGCAGCTCGAACATCTCCTTTAGCAGCTTTATTCAGCATAGATATGGCAATAGCCTCTTGCATAGTGATGTTTTTCCCTTTGATTGCTGCAATGCTCTTAATACGTTCAATATCGGCTTTCTTTCCATTTCTAAGAGGCATAGACAATAATTGTTCAAGGGTTTCTTTAATGGCTCTCTTTTCTCTTTTCGCTTTGCCTGATGCTATTCCACCTTTTCGGCCGTTCTCTCTTCTTTCTTCTGGTGTCATGTTTGCGAACTCATTTTTTGCCATTGCTATCACCTGCCTTTCAACGCAAAAAAGCAACCCATTCTTTGAGTTGCTTTTACAAGTTAAAATAATAATATAATCATGTTGGAATTGTACCTTACTACATCAGCTCTTACAATAAAAAAAGGAAAGCGTCACGATTCGAACGTGAGTCTCCTCAGTGGAAAAACCATACATCAAAGTGTAATCAACCTCTATACTACTACTTCCCTTTTTTTCTATTTAACCAAAACTCCTTAACTTTGTCAACCATTCGCCTTTCTTTATCGGTAAGCCTTGCCGCTCCTTTTTTACCGTCATTTTCTATAACATAAAAAAGGAGCCCTTATGAGCTCCTAAATTCTTAGCAGTCAACCGGAATTGAACCGATGCCTTGTCTATCAACCTGTTCTGCCAGCCTAAACTATCTTCTGCTAAGATAATCATGCCATACTTTTTCAACGCTTTCAACCATTTTCTTTTCTTCCTTGGTTAATCTAGTAGCGCCTTTTTTGCCATCATTCTCATTATGAAAATATCCGTGATGTACATGGGGGTCTAAGCCTGCATGTTTATGCCCAAAATTTATTTCTTTGACATGCTTGTTTTCTTTGTCGAAATAGACAATTTTTATCAAATCATCTCCACCAGTAAGCGCATATACCCTTCCTTTTGTCATTGTTTCCATAAGACTTTCGGAATCTCTTGAATTCGATTGAATAAATTTAACATTCCCACTTACAAGTGCTTTACCATTAGAATCTTTTACAGCGTGAAATTGTGAGCCGTATACATTTCTCTTTTCGCTTATTCCACTTGATGCACCTCTTCCACCCATTTTTTTATACTTCCTTTTATTTTTTTCTAGTACTTTATTGAATTTATATTTGATATCTCTGCGTTTAAGATAGTATGCCTCAGTATGCCAATGTCATTTTAAACCTTTCGAGTGCCTTTAACATTACATTGCTGACCAGTATGAACTGTGTCTATTAACGCCTTTTTTTGAACTTCTGACAGTATAATCTGTTTTTTTATTTGCTAACTCTTTAGCATAATCAGCGTTCATTTTTTCTACTGCCTTATCAGATAAAATTGAAGCCTTGCCCTTTCCGACCTTATTAACACGTTTGATAATCGCATCAACATTCCCGTACTTATCGTAAGCTTTTTGAAAAGGATGGTTACTATCAAAATAGCGTACCAAAGCCCCACGCGCATTTTTTGGTGTTGCCATCGAGATTTTTCCGCCAATAACTATATAATGATTTGTGTTCCCTTTTTCATCAGTAATGCTAAAGCCATTGTATTTAGCATTGCTCGCTTTGCCTCTTCTTATTCCACTTGATGCACCTCTACCACCCATATATATTATGCTCCTTTCGATATATGATTTATATATTCTTTAATTTTTTCATTTTTTCTGTCACATGATTATCATAGTATTTTACATTAGCGCCCTTGAAGTCATAGCCAATGTCACCACCATAGACAAGTACATTCTTAGGCTTCAGCCTCTTCATGGCTTCGTCCATGCCCTGTGTCCATATCTTTGTGGCTTCCTTGCTGCGCTTAACTCCAATAGTAGAAACTGAAATTGTACTGTTAGAAGGAATACCATCAAAACAAAAAGTAAATGTTTCTGGTTCAGCCCATGATACAGTAGGAATCACTCTAAGCCCTCTATCCTGATAGATCTGACCAATTAAACGGCTTCTGTATACATTCCATATTTTCATGGCCATAGGCATATCCATGTAAAGAGAAAAGTCAGGAGTAAGAATACAGTCAAACTGTGCCAGCTTATCAACATACATCTGAGGAGATGCCCAAATTCTTTCAAATTGATAGTCATCAATGTAAAAATGAACACCTGATTCATATCTATCAGAATTCAATACATAATTGAAGCCAACAAGATCATCAGGAACATAGTCAATTCTTTCAAGTGTAGGCATTTGATAGAATCCTATTGCTCTAAGTTCATCATATTCATCAAGGTTATATGCATTTCCTGTTCTTTCTCTTTCATTAACCTTTTCAGAATCGTCTTCCTCAGGTTCTTCAAATTCAATTGACTCAAACCCAAATGAATCCATGTCTATATTGATAATGTCATCAAGTTCACCGCTTAGGATTTCAAAATCCCATTCAGCTTTCTCTGATACCTTGTTATCTGCTAGTCTAAATGCCTTAATCTGCTCGTCTGAGAGGTCATCGGCTACTATGCATGGAACTGTCTAAAGTCCTAGCTTTAGCGCTGCTTTAAACCTTGTATGACCGCATACGATGATATTATTCTTATCAATCACTATAGGAACTTTAAAACCAAACTCCTTGATGCTGTTCATCACCATTGGAACGGCTTCATCATTCCTTCTAGGATTGCGACTATAAGGGATTAAATCAGCAATAGACTTCTGCGTTATCTTGATGTCATTCATCTGTTATTCTCCTTCCCAGCAAAATAAAAAGGCACTTATACAAGCGCCTTGAAATCATAGTTCCCTATCAAACTATTTCCACATGTTATATGTTAGCACCTTTATATTACTAATGCGTTTTGATTTCATGACTTTTCTATACTTTCTGTTATATTTTTATCATTTATAACTTCAGATAATTCGATGATACCAGAACAAAGGAAGTGTCTTACCGTTCCTACTGAATACTGCATCAAGTCGGCTATATCATAATCACTCATTAGTTCGACATACTTATAAAACAATGCATCACGATGATTCATGTTGTCTAGTTTCTCAATATCCTCACGAATAAGAGACATCTGAGCAATATACTTATCCTTCATCATGATGTAATCGTTCTGAGTCTTAGGCTCTGAATATGAACCGTTAGGACTGTCATCATATCTGATTGATTTAACATTAATCATCTTGTTATTGATGTACTCCACTCGATTGCGCATATTCCTATAGCTTTTAAGATAGTTTCTTGTCTCTTCTGGCGTCATCTGATTACCTCCTTATTCAAAAATGAAAAATAAATAAATCACTATCACCAGTACAAATAAAATAAAAAACAAAAATTTAACCTCCTTTCTGGAGAAAAGAAAACAGTCCTTTACTCTTCCTATTGGTTTTCAATTTGTGTCTTCTCTTCTCCCAGCAACATCATAACTTTATAGTTGGATAGCAAAATTAGTGCTTCATACTCTTATTCTTTGCAAAGTAAGGTGAATGAGATGGAAGCAAAGCCATGACACTGCTGTTGTTTGTTGGTTTTAGAATAGAAAAATATGTTAGGGCATCGAATCCATGAGAGGATCTTGCTTTTAGAAAAGAATCTATTAAGAGTAATCCATATAGATTTTCTTATTTTAAATTTTCTTATGAGTTAAATATAGAGAACTCAATGCCCTGTGTTGTACTAAATATTATTTAAATGGCTTTGTTGAAAGAGTTCTTTCACCACCATATACATCAATATGTCTATATAATTTTCCTTCACTAATTAGTTCGTTGATGCACTTAACAACTGTTGTACACGAACAGTTGAATTGTTTTTCTAATTCCTTGTTAGTGCCTGTGAAGTATGCACCTTCATTTTCTCTTTTTTTCACAAGCTTTAAAATTTTCTTTTTTCTTAGTTCTTTTTTTGCTATATGCAATCTCGGAGCGACTTAATTTTACATGCTCAATATTTTCACCAATCTCTTTTATAGTAGCTTTTGTCTCATTTATATTAAGAGTGTTATATGCTTTATTAACTCCTTCAGGTGTTGACATATCAAACCCTTCATACTTTTCTTGAAATCTTTCGATTGCACTTTGCGAGTACATGTAATTTTTTTCTGTTTTGATAGGTAATAACACTCCCGTCTCTTGCCACATTCTCAATGTTTCCATTGAAATACCAAATAAGTCTGCTGTTTCTTCTGATGTTAACATTTGTAAATTTTTCATTATCCTACGTCTCCTTTATCGTTGTTTTGAATTTATATTCAAAAATCTTTTTCTTAATCTTATATACTTCTGTTTTTCTGCCTTTGACATCTTCCACAACTTTAACGTTATTGATGTAATAGACGAAGTCAGCAATATACTCCATCCTTCTTCTTTTTCTCTTTTTGCCATCAATCTCAATTTCAAAAGGAGGGATTAACTCAAAAGGTACCTGTAATTGTAGATTATGAATTAATCCGTCTTTTTCCATCTGCTTTAATTCCAAATAGCGTTTTGCTTCCTTCTTGGAATCGAATGTAAAGCCGTCAACTGTAGTTTTTCTTGAGTTGTACTTGCTCATTAGAATTGAATGTCATCCTCTTCCATAACCAATCCTTCATCCTCGAACTGATGAATCAGTCCATTGCTCGCATAGTTATTAACAGGTGCTTGTGGTGCAGTAGCTGTATTACTATCTCTCTTTGTATTAATAAACTGTACAGAGTCAGCAATTACCTCAGTAACATATACCTTCTGACCTTGATTGTTCTCATAATTTCTTGTCTGAATGCGACCATCAACAGAAACGAGAGAACCTTTAGAACAATAGCGCTCTGTGTTTTCTGCAATCTTCCCCCAACATACACAGTTAATGAAATCAGCTTCTTGATCATCGCTCTTGAAGTTTCTTTCTACTGCTAAGTTGAAAGAAGTGACTGCCTTCCCACTCCCTGTTCTTCTTAGTTCAGGGTCTCTTGTAAGTCTTCCGACTAATAAAGCACGATTAAGCATTAATAGTGTTCCTCCTTGTCTTTTCTTGTCATAAGTTATTATTCTCCTTATCTTCTTCTATGCCATTCACAACGACCGACACAATAACAAACACCGCAATAGCAATCACTGATATCACAATGAGAACAGCAACAATCAGCATAACGATAGCAAACACAGAAAATACATTTTCTAATACCTGCAATAAAAGCATCTATATCATTCCTCCCTTATCTGATAAACAAGTAAATCATCAACATCAGTGTAGCAACATAAGCTGCTGCGAGAATAAAGAAATCCCTGTTAGCCTTTTTACAGCTTTTAACAAGCTTATTATTCAACTTCTGAAGATCATCCATTTTCCCACAATCTTCTCTATAGAAATTCAATACAGTAGCATTTGCTTTCATTAGAGTTGTTTTTTCTCTTTTTAGAGTATTGTTTTCTTTTTTTAAGTCCTGACATGCTTCTTCAAGTTCTCCATATTCTTCTTTTAAAAAGGAATACTCTTCTTCTAGCTTCTTATATTCAGCATCCTTCTCTTCTACAATTTCCTGAACCTTTTCGGCACTAAAAATCGCCATTATACTTAGCCTCCTCTTCTAATTTCTTTATATAATCCTGTGTTCTTTGCACAGATCTTTTTGTTTTTTCTTTAAAAATCTTTGCAGTTTTATTGACATCTAAATACCCCATCAAGAATAACTCGCATATGCATATCAATACATCTGCAGTCTCTTCAGCTAGATGTTCACCATCAACAGGATTACTACCATTACGTTTAATCTTAGAGACGGCTTGAATAAGTTCAGCGCACTCTTCCATTGCAATAGTTAGCATATGCTGATTGCCCCATACCTTACATATTTTTTCAAGTTCAGGGGCGTTCCATATAATAGCATCGAATATGTTTCTTAACTTTCTACGTTTATGTGCGTCCATTTACTTGTCTCCTTTATGTTTTTTTGCTAAAAACGGATTATCTATCATTTTTGGCTTTTCCAAGTCTTCTAATGGAACTCGCTCTATAACCGAAAGGAATAATTCATCATCTGGTCTAGTATTTAAAATCAGTTCATGAATAATCTCTTTCAATTCATCACAGTATTCCTCTAGATCATCACAATATCTTTCTAAATATTCCAAATAGCGTTCATCGCCATATTTCACAAAGCCTTGATCACCAATGAAAAACATACTGCACTGAGGGTTAACACTAGGTCTTTTTGGTTTATAGAGTTTCATAAATCTAATCTCTTATACTTTCTCCAGAATCAGCCAATAGCATGATTGCGTGTCCTCTTGGCGAATCATTTACTTCAATATGAGTTACTAACATATCTCCAAAATGGTTATCCATGAATGTTACACTATGAGTGATTTCCCATTTTGTTCCTTGTATACAAAAATTCCAACTTTTACATCTAATGTCAATGAGTTCATCTTCATCGACTCTTGTTAACACTTCATTTATTCTCATTATTTTACTGTTCTCCTTCTACTTCTAAGTCTTCAATGTAATCATCATCTTTATGTGCAGTTAAATATTTTAATAATTCTGTATCTGAAGCATTAGGACCATAATATAGATCATCAGGATAAAAGAACTTAGTAAACTGCGTATACCATCCACTTTTTTTAAAATATTTATTAAAACACATCACTTGAATTTTTCTGACATATAGTTTAGGTGTTAATTTTAAAGTCAGCATTTTAATATCAGCTGTTAAATACTCAGCTTCCCAGTTCTTCTCATTTCTTAAAAATGAGGTTCTTTCTTCTTTATTCTTCAGCATCATTGACCACCTCACAATTCTCTAAAATATCCTTGATTGCTATTGGTTCTTCATCTTCCTGTTTTATAAATTTGAATAAGTTGTCGAATAACGCTATAGAACAGTATGAACTTTCAGGAACCCAACAATTTTCGCGTTTTATCGGTGCGTCTTTAAAGATAAATAAATGATTTATCTTATCTCTTACAATGTATTTATGACCTTTCTTTTCAGACCATTTTAAAAACTCATATTCCAATTTACTTAATTTGGCAGTCTCTTTATATTCAGATAGAAGCCATTTCATACGCGGAAAATTGCAACTGCAATCATCTCCTTCATCAAAAATACAGTTTTCACATTTAAGACCATCACAGCTTCTTGCAATATTTTGTCTATCTTTGCTAACCGCAAAATAATAGCCTCCTTCTGTAATATCTAATATTTCTTTCTTAAACTTTTCTGCATTTAGCATTACTCTGTCACCTCACATGTACCTAGTAATTCATTTATTTCAAATAATTCGCCTTCTCTTAAGAATTCAAATAACTTCTCACAAAGAGGAACACAATTGAGTGGTTCATCTGCTCCGTTCTCAGGAGAGAACCAAGTACCATCCTTATCGATTGGCTTTAATGTGAAGAACGCGATTGTGAAATCATCATCGCGTGATACCCATTCATAACCTTCAGATAGCATATATTCAAGTAAGCCGTATTCCAGAGCATTCATTTTTATCTTGTGCTTTGTATACAGCCATCTAACGATATTGATTTTTGAACACACGAATTTAGCTCTTTTATCTATCAATCCCTTTTTATCAGGACAAAATTCACATTTACTGCATGAGCCTTCTTCCTTACAGCAGAATAACTCACCGTTTGATTTATCTACCGCAAAATTGAAACCTCTAGATTTAATTTCATCTTCATAAAATTCAAAATTTGTCATGTTATAAATTCCCTCCTAGTTCTTCCATTGATTTTCTTAATTCGGCAACCTCTTCATCAGAGACTTGCTCTTCATCATTTCCGTATAGTCCTTCCACTAATCGCCTTAATTCTTCTTTATCCTCTTCAGTTACTCTTTTTTTAAGTTTCTTTTTCTTCTGGTACCATTTCTTTTCTTTTGCCACTGCTAAAGCAAAATTCTTTAGATTGGTTATTTTCTCAAGTCCATAGAGTTTGCATGTTTCTATTACTTCATCGGCAACTTCTTCAAAGTCATTTTCAATAAGAAAAGATTTTAAATCAGACAAGTCAGAGTCACTGACAGACAGTATTCTTTTATTCTTTTATTCTTTTATTCTTTTATTCTTATTACGTCCTACTTCTTGTCCTACTCCTTGTCCTACTTCTTGTCCTGCTTCTTGTCCTACTTCTTGTCCTGTTTTTAGGACACT